TATGGATAGGTTTGAACAAGTGCAAGGATTTAGATACTTCAATGTGTATGGAAAAGGTGAAGAACACAAAGGAGATCAAGCAAGTCCAATCAGTAAGTTCACTTTACAAGCAAAACAAAATAAGGTAATTAAAATCTTTGAAGAGTCTGAATATGCCTTTAGAGATTTTGTATGGGTAGAAGATGTAGTAGATGTCGTCCTAGATAATACGGCAGGGAGCGGCATCTATGATGTTGGGACTGGCAATCCTATCTCATTTCTTGAGATTGCAGAGTTGATTGCCAAAAAAGAAGGGGCGGAGATTGAAGTAATCCCCTTCCCCAAACATCTAGAAGGTAAGTATCAAGAATATACATGTGCAGATAACTCATGGCATCAGCATGATTATGCTTCTGTATCAGAATACATGGGCATGTCGTAGTTTAAATTTATAAAAGCAGTTAGTATATATTTGTCGTGAGATATATTTTTGTTAGATCCATGTGGGAACATCCAGTTACATGGGAATAGTAATATCTTACCTCTTTCACATCTACATCCAATATTCCAATCAGGGAAGAATGTTTCACCTCCTTCCTCCACGTCATTCAAATATATGATACAAGCAAAGAGTCTGGATATAGTTCCGCCTTCTGATTGATCTACATGTGTTTTAAATATACCTTCCCCTTTAGGATAGACTCTAATCGTATAATCCAATATTGCAAGATCTGATGACGGTAATACTGGTAGTTGGTATCTGTAATTTAGATATGCGTTTTGAATTACCTCTGTCATTAAGTTTGCATACTTATGACCAGGCTCAAACATAAATTGAGTACAATTTTTATGATCCTTGTTTACTAACTTGCCTTTATATTCTCCATCCTTGAAGTGTTCCACCTTACCATCATCATGTTTATCTTCACTCTCCCAAAAATACTTTATTAACTCATCACATTGTTCTTGTGATAGGACATCTCTTTCAACATAAATCATGTCCGTAATCTTCTCTATCATATTAGATCACCAGGCATAATTCTATGTGAATCTGAATCCATATGTTCTGTACTAAACTCAAATAGTTCAGTATCTTCTAGTGCAAACATACGATGCTTCAGACCAATAGGTACATGAAATTTATCTCCTCTTCTTAATATTGTTATCTCCGCTTTTTCTATATCGTCATCCCATCCATGATACAATTTTATCTTACCACTTTGTACAAAAAATACTTCGTCTTTTAATTTATGATAGTGCCATGAACACTGTTTATCCTTTGCAATAAACAAAAGTTTACCACAATATTTCTCGCAGTTTGCGATCCACTTTTCATATCCCCACCCCTTCGGCACATACTTTACAGGTTCAGCCGCACGAGCATTACGAGGTCTTCTACTTGGACCTAAAGAAGTCATCAGAGTTTACACCTTTGTCATCAATAAAGAAATCAGCATGTGGTTTACCCAATATCAATGAATGATATTTGCATCCCCAATCTTTAAGTTGTTGTTCTGTAAGATCAAATAATAGAACAGATGCCTTTGTACTTGCATCTGGATCATCACCGAATCGACCCATACCCCTAGCGGTAAAGTAGGTGATATTATGACCTTCATCATACAACTTATTTATCGTAGCAATTCTATCCCACCATGGCATTGCCTTATGGTAATCCCTACCTACAGTTGGACTACAAATAGTCCCATCAATATCTACACAGTATCTCATTTTTGAACTTCCATATAATAGATGTCTTGGTATTGAACACTTTCCATTGTGGCAGTGATCTTTAGTCCAGCTTCCTCAACCATTGGTTTAAATGTATCTGCGTCAGATCCACCTGAGTGAAGTTGTAAACATATTCTACCACCATCACTCAATCTTGTCGATACTTCATTAAACATATCTCTATGAGCATCCCAATTTGGATCTAACAAAATATCTGACAGGTGTTTATTGAATAAAGGTATCCCACCCAACTTACTCAAAGCTTTGATTGCATCTTCTTTATTTTCAAAGTGTGGAGGATTACCGATAACTAAATCTATTTTTTTATCTCCCAATACTGAACAAGTATCAGAATGATAAATTGATGTATTTGTAAAAACTCTACGATGAAAAACTTTTTCCGAATCTACTAGATCTATATCTTTCTTAAATGAATTATTGGCAGTCTTCTTTGCGTATTCTATTGCTGGTTCAAATTTATCTAATAAACTTATATGATCACAAACATTCATAGCATACATTCCATACCCTATAAACCCAGGCCCACTACACCATTCTAATATATGATGGACTCTACCATATTGTTCGATAACTAAGTTTAAATATTCTGTAAAGAAATAATCTCCACCACCATTTGTTTGTGGCGTATAGAAAATATCACACCCCTTAACTCTAAAAATATATTCTATCACTCTTCATCATCTTCAACTTCTACCATTTCTAAATCGTGGATCATATCGTGAAATACTTCATGTTCACCAATTCGATAGAGGTGCTTCATCTCACCAGTGTTATCTTCTGATTCTCCTAAGTATGCGATATCTTCACATGTGTGTTCTCTTAGCCACGCCTGTAGCCTGAAGTGCATCAGATCTGCTTTGCTGGCGGTTAACTTGTCCATGTCCTCCTCCGAATAATGATTCTATGTCATCCTGATTTAGATAATAAGCGCCAGGATGTGTTACTGAAATTGCAGCAGCTCTATTTGCTAAATCAATAGACTTCTGCATGTTGGATGTTTTTAGAAACTCGTAAACTAAAGCGGCTAGAAATGTATCTCCAGCACCACAAACATCAAATACTTTGACTACCTGAGGCTTAAAGGTAAATCCACTCCACTTAACACCACGAGATCCAAGAGTGACAATCAGATGAGTGTCGTTAGGTAGATGGTTTTTGTCCAAGAGATCATATTCTTTCTTGTTTATTTTCCAGAATACATTATCTTTATGAAAAAGTCTACGCTTCTTAGTGTCTACGAACACTGGTCTGTTAAAATTGTGACACAGATGCCATAAATCATCATCAGTTATGTATCCTTTGTCATAATCTGAAATAACAATTGCATCAGGATTCATGTGCATCATCGCCATCTTCACTTCAGCATTTGCAATCCTACTCACTTCTGGAGTTTCATCCAAACGCATCAACTGATAACCACTATTTGTGTCTATGAATCTTGTTTTAGTAATCTCTTCCCTTTGTGAAAGTAGAACAGTATTAATACCAAATGCCTTGAGATTTAATTCAGTGTTTGCAGCCATGCCTGGCCTTTCTTCTATCTTAGTATGATCCAAGACAGGAACAGGTTGTTCTGGGCTGAGTCTATTACACTCCCCAAAAACGTACTTATCTGTACACTTATCCCCTATAACAATTACGTTAGCCACGAATCTTCTTAATGATATCGGTTGTTGAATGATTTAGGCGAGGTAAGAACCTCACTTCTTTTGCAGCATACATACCAACTATGTCTCCACCTTTCCAATCATCACCCAGTAATAGTATATCAGGTGAATACAATTCTATCAACCCCTCTAGTTGTTTTCTATCATTGAAATATAATACTTCATCAATATATTTTATCGCTTGTAACATCGAAATTCTGTCACAAAGATTATTGACGGGCTTAGACGGACCCTTATCTTGACGTATCTTTTCATCAGTATCCGTGGCGACTATGAGTTTGTCTCCTAAAGACTTTCCAACTTTGAATAATTCTATGTGGCCTGGGTGTAGAATATCGAAAGTTCCGTTGCACCATACTACTTTACTCATAATGTATCTACATGTAAAAGATATTCAGAATGAGGAACAGAGTTCTTCTGATTTTCTGGTAAAGTTTTGTTTATAAAGTTTTTAAGTCTTGGCAGACAACTCACATCTTTTTTCCAATATTGTTTTGGATTAATTTCACCAGTCATCAGTTGACATAACCAAACTTGCCAATTAGTTCCATCAAAGAAAGAACCCACTTTACCAGTTTGAATAGTTTGTCTGTGTTGATCTTGAATTTCCTGTTCAAAGAAAATCTGTGAAGGAGTTTTTTTGTATTTAGATCTCACAAAATCCCAGAACTTACCTTTTCTCTGGCAGTATGAATAGTGCATACTTACATAATCAACAGCAGTTTCAAAACTAGCTTTCATCTTAGTATGAAAGAAAGATGGATCTATCTTAGAATTATAACTACACCCATAAATGGATTCCTCAAGATACTCAACACCTCTTATCATCAGTGCAAGTCCTGTACTTTCTAATGGTTCAATGAATCCAGCACTTAATCCTATTGGAACTACATTACCTTTCCAAAAACTTTGACTATACTGTGGTTTCCAATCTAACAATCTCATGTCATCTGGTTTTATTCTTCCTTCCCAATGATCAGAGAATGCCTGTGCAACTTCATCTGGATCTACAACATCTTGATTGAAACAATATCCTGTACCAATTCTAGATCTAGTAGGAATCTTCCATATCCAACCATGTTCCTGTGCTGGGCAAGCAGTGTATGGGTGTTGTTCTCCATGATGTTTATATTCAACTCTAGCAGCAAGAGCTGCATTTATAAACAATCTATCACTACAATCAACATTTTTCTTTCCTATCAACATCTGTTTCCAACCAGTACAATCTATGAATAGATCACCAGTAATTTTTGATCCATCATCTAATACCAATTCTTTTATATTAGATTCAGTTAAATCATCAGCATTTCCATCTCTAATAACATCTACAACATCGGATTGAATATATTCTTTCAAGTGTGGTATAGTATTCATTTGTAAAAATTGTACTAATTTACCACAGTCAATTTGAAAGGCATATGAGTCATGTATATAATCTGTTTCTATTCTATTTTTCATAGAAGAAACGTACATTGGAGATATTTTTTTTATATCATACTCATCTTGATATGATGACCAGAGATCATACAAAGGTACTTTAGTATCCCCTACACTTGTAAATGAAAATGGATGCCATATTGTCTTATCTTCCTTACCCCAGCCTGGAAATAAAATACCAGATTTAAATGTTGCATCTATTTCTTTCATCCAATCGTTAGGTTTGTATCCCATTTGTCTCATGACATTTGGAAAACTTAAAAGAGTTGCTTCTCCTACACCTACTCTCTATGGTTCTGATTTATCAATTACAACTACATCCATCATCTTTCCCCATCTACGAGAAAACCAAGATGCAGTAATCCAACCAGCGGTTCCGCCACCAACAATAACTAGTCTTTTAATTCTCTTCATCTTTGAAAAAATAAACTCAATGTAAATCTAAATTTTGGTGCCCTAACAGATTGTGGTCTTATCGCATGAGGTATAGATCCATCAAATAAAATAATCCTGCCTGGCACATATAAAGATGTATGTGAAATTTCTTTTACATTATTCGGATTATAGAATATAGTTTCACCATGCCATCCATCTCTCCAATCTAGATTAACATAATATAGAGCAACTTGCAGATCATGATGTATGTGCATGTAATGTACATCATCAGGTCTAATTAAATTACAAACAACTGATTGAAGATTTTTATTTACGAACCAATCAGTCTCATTTATACACTTAGTAATATGGGGAAATACATTAGTTGATACCAATTCCTTAGCAGTCCACTCACTGTAAATATTAAGATCATATTTTTCTGGCACATCAGTATCTTCCCAACCTAATTTGAAAGTTGAGTTGACACAAAATTCCCACAAAACATCTCTTATATCGAATGGAACTTTATCATCAAAAACACTCAAATTCATATTAGATTACCTGACAATACACATCTACCTTTATGATTACTAGGAGGTACACAATGTGGGAAATCACTATCCCATATCACACAAATTCCTTGATTTGCATAGAAGAAAGTTGGTTCAATTGTTTCTGGATCTTCGCTAAAATGTAATGATGAACTACCCTCTGGAACCTGTATGTAGTAGGCAAATGAATATCTAAAATCTCCTTTATGTGTGTGCCATTTGATACCACCACCATCACGATACCAAACTCCCCATATACTTTCTAACTTAGTATCTGTTGTTTCTTCTATCCAGTTTATAAATTTTTGAACTGCTTGTGAACTTTCGACTCCTGTTGCTATGTGGCAATTATCTGATCTTTCTATGTAACTCTCTGTTGTAGTTGATTGTGAATTAAGAATGGCCACCTTCAATTCACTGTTATCTTCTTGATATGGATATTCGTATTCTTTTATTTCTCTCATCAGTTCTTTATTTCGATCATAAGACCGTACTCAGGTAGATAGAGGTATTCTATCAAACTATTTGCAAGAGTCCTTAGAGCGTCGTCTAGGGTCTCTACAAGAGGTTCTCCACCTAAGTTGAAAGATGTATTAAAAATTATAGGACATCCTGTCTTATCGTACCAAGCCTTAATTAAATTATAGTAATGAGGATTGACATCTTCTGTAACTGTTTGGATTCTACATGTATCATCAACGTGAATGATTGCTGGAATCTTTTCTTTGATTCCTTCCTGACATTTAACAGCATACATCATAAATGGTGTATCATCCATACCACGAAGATCAAACCATTCATGTACATATTCTTTCAATATTGATCCAGCAAACGGTCTGAAATATTCACGACGTTTGATAGTATTGACATGATCTTTTCCTTTTGGATCTCTAGGATCATACATGATAGATCTATTACCTAATGCACGAGGACCTGATTCTGATTTACCTTGGAACATTGCAACAATATTCTTTTTAGAAATCAGATCAATTGCATCTTCATGTGTAGCCTCGAAGATTCTAGTTGCATCGTAATAATTTGCAAGATCTGTAATATACTCAGGATCATATTCATGAACAGGTCCGTAATATAGATCTTTCATGGGTGGGTGAACTTTCATATTCTTACTTACTTTCTGATAGTGCCAGTATGCAGCACCTATAGCTGTTCCAGCATCATTACTTACTGGTTCTACAAATAAATTGATACCCTTTTCTTTCAGTTGAGGAAGATACCAATAGTTTGCAACACAGTTTAATCCATATCCACCAGAAAGAACTACATTCTTTTCACCGCTTATCTCAACTGCTTTGAAGATAAGATCTAACACCATAGACTGTGATTCTGTTTGGATTGCATATGCCATATCTCTACGATTATCTAACTGAGTTATATCTTTTACTGTACTTGGATCTTGAGGTTCTCTTAGTTCTAAGAATCTACCTTTGTTTACAACTGCACCATTAGGATAGGTAGGTACAATAAGATCTCTATTAGTAGTGGCCCAATCACTTCTACCATCATAGTTTGTATAGATGTCTGGTATCTCACTATTCTCTTTTCCATATGGGAATAGTCCCATAGTCTTACCAGCTTCAATAGGAGCCCAACCACAGTATTGAGTAACTGCCTCATATGCTTTTACGATACCAGCAGAGTCATCTAATATTAATTCATGTGTTCCTTCTTCTCCTTCTCTGTCAGAAGTAAATTTATCAATTCTTACTGCACCCCAAGGACCTCTACCTCCTTGATGTTTATATAATGTCTTAAACTTATCTGGATATTCACACTGGATGATAGTTTCCAACTCCCATGTCATTTCCTGTTCTCTATCAATCTCCATAGGGATAAATGTCCCTGCACCATCTACG